ATTGTGATGGTAAGAAAGATGTAGTATATAAAAAAGATGCAAAGATATATAAAGAGATATACAATCTATCATATGTATCTTTAATTAAAGGTATCAGAATACTAGATATTACTGATGGTGCAACTCATTATCATGCAGACTATGTAACACCAGCATGGGCTCAAACTAAAACAAAAACTGTGGAAATTGGTGACCATATATTTTATAGATGGGAAAAGTAATGAACATATTCTATTTACATGAAGACCCTATCCAAAATGCAAAGTGGCATATTGATAAACACGTTGTCAAGATGCCCATTGAGTATGCACAACTTATGTCAACTGCACATAGAATGTTAGATGGGGAAATGTATCTAGGTAAAACTGAAAATAATCGTAACATCAAGAGATGGAGATTAGATGATGAACGAGAAGATATATTATACAAAGCTTCTCATGTCAATCACCCATCTGCAATATGGGTTCGTCAATCCGTAGAGAACTATTATCAGATGTATAGAATCTATATGGCTACACTTGCAGAGTATACATATCGTTATGGTAAAATACATGGTTCAACTAAACCATCTATTACACTTATAAGACCACCAAAGAATATTCCTAAGATTAAAGGAACACCACTACCTCAATGTATGCCAGATGAGTGTAAGGTAAAACACAATCCTATACTTGCTTATAGAAACTACTATATAGTTGAGAAGAACTCTTTTGCGAGTTGGAAGAATAGGAGTAAACCAGAATGGTACATAGAGAAGGATATTATGAATACATGGGTAGGCGATTAAGAGAAGAAGGCGTTTTTGATGACACTAGAGGTAGATTGTTCGAGATGGACATGGCAGAACTGACTAATGCATACTATAATGTTTTAAAACGTAACAAAGAATTATTAGAAGAAGTAGAAAACTTGAAAGAAGAAAATGCCAACATACACAATAAAAGATAATGATAAAGATGAGTATTTTGATACTATTTGTTCTTGGGGTCAACTTCAAGATTTCTTAGAAGAAAATCCTCATTACCAAAAAGTAATTACTGCACCAGCCATAGTATCTGGTAATGGTGTAAAATCAGATGGTGGTTTTAAAGAAACCATGTCAAGGATTTCAGAAGCACACCCAAACTCACCTCTTGCCGAACGATTTGGTAGTAGTGGTACACACAAGAATATTAAGGTAAAGAACATAGCAAAAAAACATAAACTTATAGATGTTGAAGGTCACAATGTTACAAAACATTATGAAAAAAACAAATCTACAGGCTTATATTAATATAAATACAACTGTATGGATCGCAACATAATATGTTATAGCTTCCATATAAGGGGTAGATAGTGGTTTCTACGAATTACCACTACTACTCCACTCTCTATATAAGGATATATTATGGCGAAACAAAAAGACATTACTTACAATCAACTTTCCAATGTAAAACCAGTAACCGACAGTCAGAAATTAGTATTTGAATCTTGGAAACAAGGACTAAATCAATTTCTATTTGGTTGTGCTGGAACTGGAAAAACCTTTATTTCATTATACCTTGCATTGCAAGATGTACTTAAAAATGATACACCATATGATAAAGTTATCGTAGTTCGTTCTCTCATACCTACAAGAGAAATAGGTTTCTTGCCAGGAGATGAAGAAGACAAGGCTGCATTGTATCAAGTACCATATTCTAACATGATGCAGTTTATGTTTGAACAACCAAATGAACAGGCGTTCTCTATGTTATATGATAGGTTGAAAGCACAAGGTAGTTTCTACTTTCTATCAACATCATTTCTTAGAGGATTAACTTTCGACAATAGTATCATCATAGTTGATGAGTGTCAGAATCTAAACTTCCATGAGCTTGATACTATTATTACAAGAGTTGGTCAAGACTCCAAGATAATGTTTTGTGGAGATTTTGGTCAATCAGATTTAACTAGACTTAATGAGAAGAATGGTCTAATGAATTTCTTACAAATTCTACAAGAGATGAACGAGTTCAACTGTACAGAGTTTGATATAGGCGATATTGTTCGATCTGGATTTGTCAGAAGTTATTTAATACAAAAAACAAAATTAGGAATGGGAATAGAATAATGGATATTAATAAACTACGAGAGGAAATTGAATATGACGAAGGAAGTATTGGAAAGATATATCTTGACCATCTTGGTCTGCCTACTTTTGGGATCGGCCACCTTGTTTTGGAATCAGACCCAGAGTATAAATGGGAAGTTGGAACTCTTATCACAAAGGTTAGAGTTGCTGAAGCCTTCGACCAAGACGTTAAATCGGTGCTTAACGACTGCACAATCTTATATGCTGACTTTGATGAGTTGCCAGAAGAAACTCAAAGAATAATTGCGAACATGATGTTCAATATGGGGCGACCAAGATTATCCAAATTTAAAGGTATGAAACGTGGAGTTGATGCCAGAGATTGGAACGCAGCTGCAGATGAGATGGTTGATAGCACTTGGTATAAACAAGTAACTAAAAGAGCAGATCGACTTGTTGTGCGAATGAGGGATGTTGGAAACCTTTGACATACTCTCAACGAGATTGGGAAAGAACTGTAGGGTGGGGTAAAGTTCCACCAGAATATGAAATTAAAGAAAGCGATAAAGATGAAAGAATACAACCACAAGACGATAAATCTCCCAGAGATAACAGCAAAAACAACTGATGGTATTCGTTTATACGAGACTCCAGAGGGTAATAAGTATCCATCAATCACTACAGTCCTATCTGTAAAGAATAAGAAAGGACTCTTTGAGTGGAGAAAACGAGTTGGTGAAGAAGTTGCAAACTATGTTGCACAAAAGGCTGCAAACAGAGGAACAGCAGTTCATCATATGTGTGAAGACTTTCTAAACAATATGTCTCTTAACTATCCAGACTCTTGGGCTAAACATAAAAAGAAGTTTCTACCATACACTCTATTCAAACAACTTAGAAATTCTGTATTGCAAAAAGTGAATAACATTTATGCACAAGAGTGTGGACTCTATTCTGATAAATATAAGGTAGCTGGTCGTGTAGACTGTATTGCAGAGTACAATGGTATTCTGTCAATTATAGATTTTAAAACATCAACTAAAGAACGAAGTGATGCTTGGAATGAAAGTTACTATATTCAAGCGTCTGCCTATGCAGAGATGTTTGAAGAACGAACTGGAATTGCAATCAATCAAATTTGTATTCTGGTTGTAACAGAAGATGGTGTAGTACAAGAGTTTGTCAAAGATAAGGCAGAGTATTTACCCTTGTTGTCAGATACCATCAAAGAATGGGAAGAAAAAAATGAAATGGTTACTAGTACTGATCTCCTTGAATCTGTATGATGACGGAACAGCAGATCACTTTATATTTACAAACATGAAGTATATCTCTTTAACACATTGTCAAGAGACTGCTAAAGTAAATTTAAAATCAATTGAAGCTACTGCAATGAGACAATTTAATGGCCCTGCAAATCTTTTTTGTTTCAGAGAAGATAAATTCAAAGAATATATTAATCAGACACAACCAACAAAAAAACTTGGTATTTAACCTTGACTTTATAAAGAATCTATGTTATAAATATAGTATGGTTTGTTGATACAATCCAAAGACTAGACTGGACATGGGGGCAGTACCCATCACCTCCACCAAAATATATGGGGGTGAAATAGGATCGACAGATAGAGATAGGAACGAGTAGAACCATAGGTTGAACGCTTAATAGTTCATTTAAGTAAATGCAAACGATAATTTTGCAATCGAGGGTTTCGCACTAGCTGCGTAATCTCATGGAGTTCGGTGGGAACTTAGCAACAGAATCCCACCACCTAATTTTTTAGAGGTGAATATGAAATACATTTATGATACTTGGAACTCTGTTATGAACCATAATAGTAATCCATTAAAGAACATTCCAGATACGAATACCAGACATATGATTATCCAAGTACTAGCATGGATGTGGTGTATCACATTTAGTTCATACTTTACTAGTATGTGGATATTTGGTATTACTACAATCGCACACATATTCATTATAGCTGCAATTGCAATGACAGTCGCAGTATTTGAAACTGCAAAAAGTAATCCTAGATTCCTTATAAACAAAGGTTATCACACACCAAGTCGTGCAAGAGCAATTTACATCAAGGGTAAAAGATACGAACTAGACCCAAGAGATGCTGGGGGAGAACACGAATGAGTTATCATAAAGAAGACATAGGTATTTGCAAACATATTGTAGACTCATACTATAAACCTAACAACCCAACATCAACATATAATTTAAATAATACTGTTAAATTATGGGTTGACTTTAGTCGAAATGTGTTGTATAATGAGTCTATTAAATCAAACAATCCAGAGGAAACAAATGCAAACACCTAAAACATTTTCATTAGAAGTAGAGAAAGTTGTACTAGAAAAAAGAATTAATCACATGGATGCTGTTATATGGTACTGTCAGAAGAATGACTTAGAACCAGACACAGTAGGTCGTTTGATTACTAAAGGTCTCAAAGAGAAAATTGAGGCAAATGCCCGAGAATTAAACTTCTTGGAAAAAACTGCAACCTTACCAATATAGGAGATTATGGTAATGACTATTAATGCTAAAAATGCATTTCAAGTACTTGAGGACATGCAACTCAAGAATCGAGTTAAGGAACTCGAAGCAGACAACGCAGAACTCGTTGTCAAGAACGAGGAATTGGCAGAAAGGTGTAAGAAACTTGCATCTCGTATGCCAGAGTGGCCGAAAGGTTACAGACCAACTCGTAGGGCGTTTACGGAGAAGAAAAAGTATGAACGTACACCTAGTTGATAGCATGGGAACAGACTTGAGTGTAGTTAACGCTGCTCGAGTCTCTTTCGCAAAAGAGAGTGATGAGTTTTCTGAAAAAGATGCAAAACTCATCAACTATCTTGCGAAGCACAATCATTGGAGTCCTTTTGGTCATGCATCTTTGCAGTTCAGAATTAAGGCACCAATCTTTGTTGCAAGACAACTTGTGAAACACCAAGTCGGTTTGGTGTGGAACGAAGTCAGTAGACGTTATGTTGATGATGAACCAGAGTTCTATATTCCTAGTGAATGGAGATTGAAGGCTGATGATAAGAAACAAGGGTCTTCTGATGAATTTATTGAATACAATATTGAATCTACAATGGAATATGTAAAAGAAACATATAACAATCTATTGAAGTCAGACATTGCACCAGAGATGGCGAGAATGGTTTTACCACAGAACTTATATACAGAGTGGTATTGGTCTGGTAGTCTTATGGCTTTTGCAAGAGTATGTAATCTAAGGTGTAAACCAGACACACAAATGGAAACTCAAGTGATTGCAGATTTGATTGATTTCAATGCATCAACTAAGTTTCCAGTATCGTGGGAGGCACTAAGAGTTGAATAAACATATAGTCTATGGAAATGGAGAGTCCAGACCAAGAACATCTATAGGAGGTGACATAATATCTTGGGGTTGTAACGCAATTTATCGTGACTTTAGGGTTGACAATCTCGTTTCTATAGACTATAATATACAACAAGAGATATATGAATCAGAGTATGCTCTTACAAATAAATGTTGGTTTTCTGATTGGGATATTTTACCAGACTTTGACCCAAGTGTACTTAAAAGTATAAGTGTTAGAGATAGTAACCCAGTATATGAAACAGAACAAATGAATAGAACTAACTGTATTGTTCAAGGTAAAACACTTGATTCAGTTCAAAGGGCATTAGAAGAAATATGGATTTATAATCCACAACTAGATAAAGATGATTTAAGAAAGAAACTAGAAAAAGATATTGGATTATATGTAACATGGGTTGCAGAAG